TTTTCGTCTGGTTTTATGGTAATACTTTTACAGTATTTAGGAGAGTCGTCTACTATGTAATCTAGCTTCTTTAAAGTATCCTCAAAGAACTTGATAACCATTATACAGTTTGAAGGGTCTAACCTACTATTAACTGTTAGTGTTATATTATACTTCTCTATCGGTTCTGGCGGATTAGCATCTAAATACTCTTTAAATAATTCAAACCATTTACTTTTAAGTTTACTTCTAACTGTCCAATGTGGAGTGCTGTAGACCTTATTTAAGCTTATAGGATTCTCTTTTATGTAGTAATAATACTTATTCATTTTTATTTAAGTAATTGATAGCGTTATTTAATACATTAACATCATCGTTTAATAAACCTATGCCTCTATTGCATTTATCACATAACAAGCCTCTAACCTTTCCGGTTTTATGGTCGTGGTCTACGCATAGATTTTTCTTTTTACCAGATTTAATATCATTTAAATGAATTTCGCATATAGCACATTTACCTCCTTGCTCTTTAAACATAGAGTTATAGTCATCTAAAGTTATTCCGTAAGATTTTTTTAAGTCGTAATTCCTCATATAATTAGGACTCCTCTTCTCCTTTGCTCTACATTTCTTACAGCTAGAAGCATAACCGCTAGGTCTATTATTTCTTTTATGAAACTCCGTTAAAGGCTTTTCTATATTACACTTACTACAAGTCCTCATACTAAAAGTAATGCGTTAAATGTGATACTCTTCCAAGTTCTTTACTGTGAATAAAAGCCTCTACAGCTACAAGATTTAAGAATTGATTATCACTATGCCATTCGTCCGCAGATGAAGGAGAACGTAAATAAGTTACGTTACAACCTATATAATCTTTACTAGTTTGGAATTGCGTCTTATCTGAATGGTGTACGTGATGTAAATAAGCGTATCTAAATTTAGTATCTGCCCACATTTTAGGCTGCTCTTGAGCCATAACTAAAGGCAAGTTAGCTTTCTTTCCTTTATCTCCGTGTTCTAACTCTATCATATTTCTATGGTATTGGTAGTACTTTCTGTAGTCTGGACCTATAAAGAAATTAACATTCTTAGACAACCTAAACCAACTATTTAAACTATCAGCTAAAAAACAACCCGACATTAAATCGTGATTAGATGGACAATGTATAACATCTACATCAGCTACCTGTAAACACATTTCAATACATTTAGTATAAACTTCTCTAGCTATAGTAAAAGCTTTATACCAATGAACGTCCGTATCTTGAGGAGTTCCTTTAGTTGTAGTCTTGTTTATATTATCGGTGTTTAAGACATCATTACCAACTACAAAAAGAATCTTGTCAATATTAAAACCGCTAGATTTTTGTAGTAAACCTTCAGTTCCTAATATAGCTCTCTTAACTGCTTCTTGAGTATTATATTCTGCTGCATACTTATTAATATGTAAATCAGCTATATCTAAGACTAGTAAATGACCGTCCTTAGAAGGCTTACGTTTAATCTTTGGATACTTAGGACTGTACTTGTCCATTTCTACTGTAATCTCGTCTCTAAGCTCTTCGTAAGTCTTAATCTCGCTCTTTGCGAATATCGAGAACTTTTCAGATTTATACCAATAGTGCTTAATATCTTTTAAGTCGATACCTGCAGCGTCTGCCTCATCTTTTAATAAGCTTTCACGGTCTCTAATTTCAGATTTAAAATTTCTCCAAGTAGCGTATTCTTCTGAAGTCATTCTTACTTGGTGTGGGTGTTTTTCTCTATAGTTCTTTATAGAATTTTTACTAGGCATTCTTATTTAATTTTTCGCTTAATATACTAATATTTAATTATATAGAGTCGTAAAGTACGTCCTTAATTTCCTTTAACTCTTTTTCTAGTATTCTTATCTTTCGTTGATAAGAAGTTATGGCTGCATCTCTACGTGCGTCCTCTAACTCTAACTTGTTTAATTTATGCTCTCTCATTTCTAAAGTATTCTGAAGGCTCATTAAGTGAATCCTTACATTTCTAAGTTCGCTTAGAGTTTTCTTACTAGCTTCGGTTTTATCCGGTCTAGCGTCTAGTTTAGCTATAAGAGTACCTAGTACTCCGTAGCTGTATAAAGTATTTCCTTCGTGGCTCATAGTTAGAATGGGGTGTCTTGTAATAAATCTTCTTCGTCTTCTACTCTTTCAAAGGTAGAGTTTTTATAAAAATTATCCACCTCATCTTTGTTAGGAGCTTTAATAGTCATCTGCTCTAATTGTAAATCTCTTTTAGAATAAATCTTATCCCCGTTCTCGTTTACTTGATAATAAGAGTTCATATGTTTATCGTAGAATAGTATATAGTCTCCTTTTATAGCAGACCCTTTAGGCTTCTCTTTAGCTACTCTTATTATAACTTCATTAGACTCGTATTTACCATTTTTATTAAACCTTGTAACCCCGTATGGAGGTCTCCATATTAAAACCATCTGCTCTCCTTTTCTAAACCAAGCTTGACCCCCAGCGAAATCTACAGCCAAAGGTATAGGTAAATGACTTACTCCTTCAGTCTCTACTAACGCTTTATCTCTAACGTGAGTAATTAAACAATTATGCCTACCGGTCTTTCTAGCGTTACGCCTACAGTCTCCTAATTGCTTTTCTATAGCTAAATCTCTACTCATTCCGTTAGAATCGTATTCTAGCTCATTAAAAGGGTCTATAGTAGTAGTATTGAATTTTATATCTAAATCCTTCTCTACTTGGTCTACTATCTTGTAATATTCTTTTATTGTTATAGTATCATCTTTAGGGTCTATAACTACAAAATGGTCCGTAATAAACATTTCAGCGGTTACCCTTTCTGATTCGTTCATACACCCATCAATAGTGCTAAAATAAGGCTTTCTTATATATTTATGACAAAGCTCTGCGAATACTTGTTGAACATTTCCAGTTTCAGGAGTAAATACGATATGCTTCCATCCATAAAGACAAGAAAGGTTTACTAGAATTTCTAACCAAAATTCAGACTTACCCGAACCTGGATAACCAGCTATATAAGTAGTGCATCCTGGTTTAATAGACATACCTATAGATTCGAAATCAAAACCTAACTCTTTACCTCTTGTAATACCTTTTTCACGAAGAATGTTTAACTCTTTATTAACATCTGGTAACTGATAATAAAACTTTTTTACCGTCGTTTTCATATTAATTATATAAAAGTGTTAAATCCGTTAGAGTAGGATTCGTTCTTAACTATCTTAACATCATTCTTTTTAACTTCGCTATCTCGTTTAAGCCAATTAAGGATAGTTAAATAAAGGCTCTTAACTTTCTTATTATTCTTCCAATGCTGAACCTTAGCTATGTAATGGTCTATAGTAGAAGAATCGTAAACCTCTATAAGCTTTTTATAATCTACCATAGATAAAACAAGATGCTCATTCTCGTAATAGTTAGACGGGTCTTCTACCTCTTCTTTAATAATTAGCTTCTCTGCGTGAGAATACTCCTCTAAGAGAGTTTTAAAAGACTCTTCTACATTCGACTTATCTAACGAATCTAACCCCGTCCTAACGCTCATAGGTAGTTCGTTAAAAGTTTCTATAGCGGATTTCTTCATATTGGTATTATATTTCTGGTGCTTCATATAGTTAACCAAGATAATATAGTTATCTACGTATTTAACCTTTCCAAGCCTTTCAAAGACTTCCAAACCGTCTTTAATCGTTTCTAAGGATAAACCAGTCTCGAAACTCATTTTACGTTTAGATGCTTCGTAAATACCTAGCATATTCGTTTTCTCGTTAGTAATTAGGTATAAGAATAATAACTTATACTCAGGCGCTATATCCTCTATAAAAGGGTCACTCCAAAAGGCTGTGTTAACGCTTCTCTTTTTACTCATAAGTTTGTTTTTTAAGTAAGTGTTTGTAAAATAAATTAAAAAAAGTATTCCAAGTAAGACCTAAGATTAAAAAATCTATTAACGGATTAATCATAACCTCATATAATACTATCGCTAAAGTTAGGTTAATAATCATAGAGCTTTTAAAAAAGTGGAAGGCATCCGTAAACCATACCGGAGTATTAGTTCTACCCTGCTTTACGTCTCCGTTAATGTATTTATTTCTCCAAGATACACTACCATTCCACCACCTAGCTCTAAATATATCGTTATTAAAAATAGACCTCCAGAAATGGAATTGTGTTACGTCCATTATAGCATTACAGATAGAAGCTAATAGAACAAAAATAAAACTAATCATTTTCTTAAGTCTTTAATAAAGTTAACGATTCCGGCTACTACAAATACGGATATGTAAAAAGCTATAAGAATAGCCATAACAACCATAATCGGATAAGTCCAAGATAACCAATTAGATAATATTCCAGATATAATCATAATGGCTAAATAAGTGAATAACTGAGTTAGTACGTTTTTTCTAAATCTTTCAAAAAATCTGTTCATTTGTTTTGGTTTTAAGAGGAGCGTTTCCACCCCTCTATAATTTCTAAATCTAATTCTTTAAATAAGTACTTAAAACGGTAAGTCATCTGTTACCTCTTTATTACCTTGCTCTGCGCTTTTCTCCGGCTTCCAAGTATTAACACTAACCGCGTGAGTTTTCCCGTACTGGTCAGCTCCGTTTCTCTTCTTAGAGATAGTTAAGTTAATGTACTTTTTACCTTTGTACTCGCTAACGTGTTCTTGTGGTAAATCTGATAAACAGATAGAGAAGTTTACAAACCCATACTGCTCGTTTTCTTTTCCGTTTCCTACGAAAATCTTGTCTTGTTGTGACATATTATAAAAATTTAATTGTTTACTTTTTAAAAATAGGCATTAAAACGCCTTTTAACGGTCTTTAGAAAGCATTAAAACGCTTTCTACTTTGGCGTTAGTTATTATTTAATCATCTTTTCTTTACCACATATAGTACATTGTTTAGTCCAACCTCCGCTAAGCTCTACCCAATTATGTCTACAATAACTAACATCATCTAAAGCAACATTATTAACTTTACTTTGGTGGTATTTCTCCATTAAGTAAATAACATCATCTTCATATACTACTTTAGTTTCGCTATCACCATCAACATAATGAGAAAGGTTGCTGTCTTTTAAAAACTTTTCTGCGTTCATTTTCTTCATCTTTTTAATCCGTTAATAACATTGTTTACTTGTATCGTTAGCGGTTATTAGTCCGCTGAATAGTGGCGTGGTCAAATGGTATCAAATCTTGCCCATAATCAGCATATACCCCGTAGTGTCTTTCTTCAACGTCAACCA